GGCCGCGAAGAAAATGGAGAGCACCCTACGCGCCAAGGTGACGGCATCTCTCGATGAGAGCGGCGTGCTTGGGTTCGAGGCAGGCGACTTGATCGCGTTCTTTAAGCCTAATCGGCTCGGCATCTTCCAAGACAAGTTCTATCGCGTTGTCGGAGTTAACGCGTCTGGCTTCTCCATAAGAATACCGGAGCATGTGTTGCTGGAAGTAACCCACAAGACCGCTAAACGCTGGGGCGCATACAAACTCGCGCCCAGTCGTGCCGATGGTCGGGAATTGG